CACGTAGGTTATACTCGTGTATTTTTCGTCTCTGCGCGAAGAAACTCGACGAACGACGGTACCCTTACGAAGCGTCTGTTTTCTTGTCGATAGCTTTGCGTATTCGCTTTCAGAAATACGACGACGTTGAAGACCGAGTGGATTGTCAGCGCCGTATTTCTTTAAGGCTGATTCTTTTGCAAATTTACCAAAATTTTGTCGAGCTACTTTTCGTTCATCTCGAGAAAGAGTAGTTGGTTGCATTCGAGTGACGCCCCAATGCATACCTTTTACGCCGAAATGCGCTAACTCTTCCAAGGAGGGCTTTTCTTGCCCGATGATAATCATTCAAACGCCTCCTTGTTGAGCTTGTAGGCGATATAAGCATCCATGAGAGCTGCTACGTTGTCGATCTTATCTTGATACCGAGTCTTGAGGAGTTTGCGATTACCGTTCGTGTCCTCGAGCGTGATACAGTTACCCATAGCGAATTGCATGAGTTCTTCATCGAAGAAGAGCTGACGTTCGCCAGCTAGGATCTTCAATTCGCCTAGAGGTACAGATTCGGTGCGCGCGCCCTGTAGAACTTTCTCTACGCCGTATGGACCATTCTCTTGTTCCCATCGAGTGACGAATTCCTTCGAGTTATAGGGGTCGAACCCGAACGCCCGAATATCGTACTCTCGCATGGCGATGTGCTGATCAAGGTCGTCATAGACCTCCATCATGTTGAGGACAGAACCGTCGAGGACGTGTAGGCTACCTTCTCGCATGAATTCTTCGTACTTGTTACGCATTGCACCCGGCAACTTGGTCAACGTCAAGCTAGTAATGTAGCTGCGGGTTTTAATACCGAAACCGTTGCGAACAGGAAAGAGAAACGTGAAGGCACAGAAGTCATCACCCTGTGAGAGGTCGGCGCCCAACGCACATACCATTCCGTCGTAGCTTCGCGGACGGAATGGTTGGGTTTGTTCGTACGTGAAGAAGTACGTGTATCCTTCCATCGGGATACCAAACCGCTTCGCGAGAATATCGTTCCTTGATGCGGGAGCTTTCTCAGCCCGTTCAACATCGAGTTGATACGTCTCGTATGTGACGGTCTTACCGATGTTCGGATTGGCCTTAGGCCACATGCGAGGATCGTTTACTTCCTCGAGCTCATCCAATCGGTAGTGGAAGATCGAGATGTGCGGTGCCTGGTATTCACCTCGGAGGATGGTAGCGAGTTCCATTTTGATGGTATCGCCAGAGCCATTGCGAACGGTTCCTTCCGAGCTAATCGCCACGATGAGCCAGTCATCCAGTTTGGAGGCGCCTTGCTCTATCGCTCCGATGACGTCTTCGCGTGTGTCTCCAGACAACCACTCGTCCACGGTGGATGTTTTGGGTCGTAGCCCCTGCAGTTTGTTGATGGACATCGGACGGATCTCAATGATAGAGCCCGTCAGAAAGTTCTCGATGCCCTTCTTCGTAGACGCAAGTTGCACACGATTAGCTTTTGAGCCTGTTGTGTTCTGCAGGGACCCAGCTGTCAGAAACTTAAACAACGGACCGCGCGCTCGCGTAACCGCAGTTCTGATTGGCGACATGACCTCTTCGGCCTGTTTCATCGTGGGCGCCGTCGTGATTTGATGCGTAGTCTGCGTGTCTACATTCAGAAAGTAGCTCTGAATAAGAGACGCATACATCGACTTGGCAGCACCACGAGCCACGATCAGATACTGTTTGGTAGTCAATCTCTTCTTGATGAGCTTCTTAACGTAGCGTCCATCGCGATAGTCTGGTGTAGGCTCATAGACGCTACGCTCGAAGAAGTACCACCAACCGAAGATCTGCTCTGCCCATAGTTTGAATGTAGGAAGCAGATGCAGATCGCTACCATCGGTCAGCGTTAGTTCGCTCTCACAATATAGAACAAACCCATTGATCGCTTCATCATCGTAGTAAATATTGGGGTTGGCAATGAGCGCATCGATGCGATTCATCTCCAACGAGATCTCGCGATTCACCGGAATTTCGCCGCGAATCACCGCATCACGAAACTGACCATAGTAATATGGCGTTGCCGTGTTCGATAGGGTCATTACCAACCTCCTTTCACTGCTTCTTAGTACGCCCTGTAAGTGGGATACCTTCTACACCAGTCTTGGGCATCGGCTTTGATTCTGAGCGGCGAGGTTTATTGAGGATTTGGTCCGTTGTCATCTTCGCTCTGAGTTTATCGCTGATGACGCCAAGCAATCTCATCACGAACCAATAGCCTTTGTGACGACCGAGCCGTTGATGACGTTACTGAAATCCTGACCATTCTGCCAAGCTCGAGCGCTCGTTCGACCGGAAGCGTTAGAACCAGGCCGCTTCAACCACGAAGAACCGGCATCTTTGAGAATATCGGTCAGTAGACGGCCTGCCCAACGGGCACCCTTCTTGGTATATCGCTTAGCTTTTGAAACGGCTTCGTCATGATATTGCCGCTCGCCGTAAAGATCACGATAGCGCTGTTCGAGCTCCATGCGTCGAATGACCATCTGCATCTCATGATTGTTGAGAGTGCGAACGCCGCCGACCTTGGCTTTGAACTGGTATTTTTGAGCATTCCTAGCGTCTTGAGATGGGCTGTAAGCCGCCTTGACTGCTTTACCCGGAACACTATTCTTTACCGCATTGACGTGATCGCGGACGACGCCCCACCGCATCCCCTTGACGCCGTAGTGCTTAAAGAACTCTGCGCCTTTTTCACTCATGGACAGCGCATGATCGTCTTTCAACTGAAACTCAACTCCTTCATAATTCGCTGTCCACAATGCAAGTCGATCGAAAGTTACCCAAGAAATACCCGGGTGTTCTCGATCATCAACAATAGCCGGAGTCTTGGGATAACCCATGGTTAGGTGCGGAATCCACTCAGGATACTGCTCAACAGAACAGTGAGCCTTGTAGATGTCTGTCTGCTGGAGAAGCTGTGATCGAGCGTCATTTAGCCGATCTTGGTTATACTCTCCGAAAAACAACACATCGGCTGACTCGGATCCCAACACACCACGACGATCCACGCTCATACCAAACTTCGGAAGGGACGTGTTCGCAAGGTGTCCGATGTATTCCTCGACCTGAGGTATGTTCTCGAGATTGTCGCCGAGAAATAACATCGTCATGTGCGGCTTTTTCTCGCTCGACAATCGCCAAACGGATTCGTCTGGTGCTGGTAGAGCAACAATGACATAGCTCGTCATCCGACAGCCTCCGACAGAATCACCTCTCGCAGCGTGCTAATTCGCCATTCATACTCTCGAATCTGAGTTTCTACAGCCTGAATAGCAAACGACGTAGCCGGAGGGTCGAACTGTAGACGGACCTTCGCCAACACATAGGATGGTACGAAATTGTAGCGAAGGTCCGTCCCAAGAAAGGATTCCCACGTGGGAGTTTTGTCCTCGATCTGGAAACCTTCGTCAGGACCAACACCCAACTGATTCAGCGTCGAGAGAGTCGAATTGATGTGCATCAAAATATCGGGATCGTAAATGACGTAAGCTTCTTCGATACCGAGACTCTTCTTGACACTTGTAAGAATACTGGGCGACGCCACGTGGGAATCCTCCCTTCTTCGTTAGAAACGATTGTCGTTGAGATGCCTCTGTAGCTTCACAACCATATCCGAGCGAGGCTTAGAAATAACACCATCGACAGGCGTCTTGAGATAGCGCTGGAGCGCTCCGATAGTCTTCGAACCGAAGACTCCGTCGATGGCGACTCGATGGTCAACCCGCTGAAGATAGTGCTGCAGCCACTTGACGAACGTCGGGGTCAGCTTACCATTGACAGTCTGCTTGGTGACACTCTGCCACAGCTTGATAGTCTCGGTACCTAGGGACCCATCAACCTTGACGTCCTTGGGAACGTACGGAGGCTTGGGCTTGTCAGAGTCCTTACACTTCTTCGCGATGCGAGCAAGTTCCTTGGGACCCTTGTTCACCTCGAAGTGCATGCCATCGACGGGAGCGACCTTATAGTCCTCCCCCCAACGAATGACACCCTCGTAGAACTTCAGCTGCTCGTGGATAGCATCCTTCTGAGCCTTCGTGAAGGTATTCTTCTTGCCTCGGGCATGCTTCTTCCAACGGACGTCGCCCGCCGTACCGGAAGCATGATTGCTGTCGACATCGGATCCCTCGATGTGACGAGGATTGTAGCCGCCCGTGTCTTCCTTGAACAGCGGTTCGATGTTCTTGTCGTACCATCGAAACAGATGCAGAAGGACGACAGATGCGTCACCCTTGCGGAGGTTGATCTTGATGTCTCGAACGATGGTGTACGAAGCGATGAGGCTGGCGTCGCGAGACTTATAACCGTTCTGCGAAACCGACATCAGGCGCACCCGCACCTTTCGTTCTCGAAGTCAGCCGACGACTCATCGAAGTTGTCCGTCGGGAGTTCGGCCTGACCATCGTCAGACTCGACCTCATCGTAGGATTCGAAGTCGTCGGGACTCGGAAAGTCCAGCTCGAGCTGAGTCTGATCTGTCGTGTTACCGTCTACCATTTTGACTGTTCTCCTTCCTTACCGGGGTTTGTGTTGCCGGGTTATGTACGGTTCAGTCTGGAAGACGAATGTACTTGGCTGCCATGAGTTTTGAATCAACAGAGTGGAATGTGTTGGCCTTGCTATTCGGTACGATCCACTCGTTGAGACGACAGGGGGTCTGAAAGCCATCCGGTGTTTCTAGTAGCAGAAAGTCTGGGTTCACTTCGGTAGGACCATAGATCCCAGTGGCTCCGAATGTTTCCCAGATCTCTTCGATGTTGTCACCTGTCCACTGGATCGCCTTGATCTCCAAAGGGATCTTCCTGAATCGCGCCATCAGTTGAATACCGGCGGATCGGACTGACGCGGAAGCTCGAATGGTGGCGGATCAGGAATCACGACATTCTCGAACTTCTTGTACGAGTCGATGTAGGTCTCGCGCTTGAAACCGTTGTGAGTGACTTCGTAGTACATGCCGTCCGGAAGAGTGGTACTGAGAAGCGCCTTCCAGTTCTCCAGAGTCTTGCTGAACCATACGACATAGACGTCTTCTGGCGCGAACACCACATGCGTGTCGGTCTTCTCAAGACGACTTGTAACGTGTTCAAAGATGAGATTTTTGGCACGAGCCTGCAGCATCAGGTGTTTTCCTCGAGTTCGGCTTTGCGTTCGGCGATCTCTTCATCGCAGAAGTAACAGACGCCCGGACCGCCGCATTTAGCGACGTCTGGACGCGCTGGATCGTTCGGGATGAGGGGGGTTCCCGGAATGTGATGTCCGTGCCCGGTCCACGTCATTACGACTTCGAAGGCGCAGTCGGCTTGGCTGTGACAGGCTTGGGCCACTCGACGGGCGCGAGCTCAGCAACACCGTAGTTGGCCCACATCGACGACTGCTGAAGGTTCGTGAAAGCCGTGGACTTGGCGCGTCCGTCAGGCAGCACTCGATCCAGGAATTCGGCGAAAGCCACATAGGCATCACGAACCTGCTCGTGCATTCTACCAGTGATGGGAGTCGCGGGGTGGGAACCGAAGCGGTGTTCGATCTCGTCCTTGCCAAGCGGCATGGGTGGTCTCCTAGTTCGTGAAGGTTGGACTACCATTTTGATGCAGTGTGTCGGCCGACTCTTCTCGCTCGACAGCGTTGCGTACTATTTGTCGATAGACATCGTCCGGTAGCGTGGGATGCCGTCGCAATACGTCTGCGCCAGGGGATTCGTGTTGCGATTCGTCAAGACCTAGAACACTTCGTAGATTCCGGCGAGCGCCGTCGTGGCGAGGGAGATTGAGCGAGCGGGGGGTCCCTTCGCCGCTACGAGGGAGTCTGGTTGTCATCGGAAGAACTGACATTGTTGTCCTCCAGATCCCTGCTACGACAAACTGGCTTCGCGGGGGCAGACGTTAGCGCCTTCTCGCGGAACAGAATTCCCTTGGCGCGTAGGGCATTGATACATGTTCGAGTCTGCTTCTCGGTCAATCCGGCATCCTCACGGAGGGCGTCCCAGACCTTGAAAAGCGTGTCCTCGTCGTAATGCTCCTGGCCCGCTGGAATCAGATGACCGAATCCCATGGACAACGCCCTTTCTTTACCAGAGTTTAGTATCGCCAGGTTGGCGATCTACATGTTTCTTGCGAAGCAGTCTTTCGTCACCGTAGTGAATCGCATTGTGAGTAGTGAGAGTAACACAGATCAAGAATTCGGGATTGATAATATCCAGATTCGAGTGCGTGATGTCTTTAACCGTCATAGGATTCATGTGATGAACGTAAACTTTATCATGAATCTCATGGTCTCTCACGCCGAGATCGCATCCGTAGTCTCGTGCAATCACATCGTTACGAGCAATCTTCCACAGCCTCGATCGATAGAAGTCTTGGTTCAAATAGCGATCAAAGCCGAACGTGGCGACGCCAACGGAGCCATCAAGTTTGAGATAGGCGTAACGCTCTTCGAAAGTCTCGAGTCTACGAAGCTCTGAATAGCTCTTGATCATTCGAAACTCTCGCTGGTATCAGGCGGGGTGACGCCGCCTTGGTATGCACGCATCGCTTGGATTGCTTCGGCAAACATCTCAGCAGAACGTTGTTGATCAGCAATTTGCTGAGTCTTCGCTTCCACAAGTTTTGTTTCCAACGCCAGCTTTTCTTGTTCCATTCTTTCTCGAGAAGAGCCTAGCTTCAGAAAATGCGTGATGACCTGAGCCGAGGCCGTTCCTTCGATAAGCTGTCTTTCAGCCAGTTGATCTGCGAGTTCAATCATCTGACTTTCACGACCATCGGGAGTTGAAGCCGGTTTGCGTCGACTTGGAACTTCGCCCGAAGGATTATCCTTGCGCCGAGGCATGGGATTCAACTCCTTTCTAGAAATATGGGGTGATGGGGTGCGGGGAAGAGGGGCTCTTCAAGATCAAATGGCAAAACAGGACAGGCCATGTATTCTGCGCTAGGGTATCTAACGTCAAATCGTATTAGGCGGTGATAACGCCAGCCAGTCGAAGCTTTGCCAGAAGAAGGTTGAAGTCCACCTTCAGAGCCGCGAGATCGGCAGCGGTGGTGTCGACCTGGGCAGCCTGCTTCTTCAGAGGAGTGACAGCGGCACCGGTGGAGTCATACAGAGCGATCTCAGCAGTAGTCTGAGACTTGCTCATGGTTCCGCCCGCAGTTACGATGGCCTGCATCGGCAACATGTTCGACATCAATACACTTCCTTTACAGTTTAGTAGTACTTTTCATGATCGAATTGACAAAACAAGACAGTCCTTGTATTCTGCGCTAGGGTATCTAACTCGGAAGACCGGCACCACCTCGAATGACTCCTTCACGGAAACAAAGCTGTAACGCCAACATACCAGGCGTTACCACCTGAGGACGGGTCCCGTGTACGACACTCTTGCCAGCGAGTGTCCAGGCCTGTTCAGCGAGGACTGAACAGATAGCTTCAAGGGGGATGTTGTAGAGCCCCCAAGTCGCACGTTCTGTCAGCCAATCTCGACTAAGACCGAATACCTTGACCTGTTGTCGGCGATCAATACGATGTGCCAACCACTCCTGAGGAGGGAATCCCCCGAGATAGGCTCCGATGTATGCATACGAAGCAAACGAATACGGGGTGTTGATCATTGCTCGCGCGAATGTTGCCGCATCGAGAGCCTGGCTCGGATAATCCTCGGGAAGACGGAAATACCAGTGGGCGGGCGACCAGTCCGTCTCACGGAGATCGCGCTCTCGTGCACCGTTCGGCATGGCTTCTACGAGCTTCCCACCCGGAGTCACAACCGCAGCGTGTCCAGCAACGAAGCGGCCGATACGGAACTGCTGACCCATCAACCACTGACCAGCATAGACGAGAACCTTGTTAGGGGCGGTGTTCTGGCCGGAGATAAGGATGTCGCCTGCGCGAACGTCGTCGAGGGATTCGATGAGCATGAGGGGGGGGGTTGCCTTTCGTTGTAGGCATGGTAGAGATAAAAAGGGGGCTGGGTCGGATTCGAACCGACAACCTTCCACGAATAGATCCGCATTCCGCAGGGCATTGATCTAACGCAGACGCTCGGGACCATGTCGAGCTCCCAACCCATATTCTATCAAAGAGATTACGAACCCCTCGGCAGCGCAGCGCCCAAGTACGGATGGCACGGTTGCGCTCTTACATCGGCCGAGTCCTTGCCGAGGGGTGTGCTCGATCTTGGCTGACCCTGACTTCGGATAGACAGGGTTGTAGGCGGAAATTCCTAGCAGCCAAGATCGAGCTTGCGGGGTCGGATGGATTTGAACCACCGACCTTCGGACGACAGGTATCCTACCACTGGAAAACGGTTAGTTAAAACCGGCCACGGAATCGAACCGACGTCTCCTGCTTTGTCCGATGCTCTACCAAACCGAGCTACGACCCCACATTCTCTGAGAAGGATCCTCAGAGTGTTTTGTGCTGACCCCTACCCTTACCTGTCTTTCACCACCGGGGCCCAAAAAGTTTGTGGAAAAAGTCCCCCCGGGGAAAAATATAGG